GCATTAGTCCTTGCTGCTTCCTTAGCAACATGGGCAGACTTACCGCTCCCGCTTGCACCTATCATGAATGTAATTGTATTTGTTTGTTTCATACTGCTTTGACTCTATGCAGTTACAAAAGGTTACAAGTATTTTAAATATTTTTTATTCAGTGTTATCTAACAATCCTTAGCAATCCAGCCCATGCCATATCCATTTAGAAAAATAACTGGGGTACTTTTAGACATACTATTTCATAACCAGTGAAACAGGGCTTTTATCTGTAAACCCTAGGAAACATAGACCCTATAACGCAACATAATACAGATTATAGGACAAGCAATGGGAATGCTAATTTGAGGGGGTGGTATTCGTATTCGTAACACTAGATTTATTTAATGCCAATTAATTACTATATATAGTGCTACTAGATGTAGTGGTACTATATGTTGTGTATGTCTATAGTTTTTGTAGATAAGGTACACACATTAGGTGAGTTATCACAGTAAGCTAAGTTATCGTTAACACGCTTTAATGTACGCTTACACTTCTTGCATTTCATTATGTTCTTTATTCTACTGGGGGGTCTTTAGGATGTAGCGGGCTATTGTTTTTATATAATCTTTTATAAGCTAGGATGTTTCCTTAGACCTTGGGTATCTCACTTGTCTTTCTAGTTGGTCTTACTGGCTGTAAGGTGAGACTTTCGTACTCCCGATGTCCACTTTACCTGTATCTAATTACTTGGTCCTTGCTGTTTGTGTGTGATAACTTTATCATAGAGGAATATTAATTACAACTTCTTCATAATATTAAAAACTTTTCCCCTATATAGTATTATATGAAAGAAAAAAATTGTGTTGTTTGTGAGCAAGTAATAACTAATCATTTCAAAGCTGTTTGTTTAGATTGTGCAAATAGGTTCATTGAGTTTAAAAACAAATACCTTAAATAAAAAACTCTTGTTCTATAGATACAGTATGGACAAAATAAAAACAATATTAAAACAAGTGGAGGAGGTGCAGTTCGCTATTGACACAAACGTTACTAACGAACAAATGTACACAAAACTCTATACTTTACTAGATGAGGTATGGGATATTCTCCATGATGGCATTTATAACAGCGAATAAAAAAATTTTTTACCCCAGGGGTTCTTGTTTGGTAGTGTCGGGGTTTCTACCCTTGATTCTTGGATACACTGTAGGTTTATGTTTATGACAGTATTTATATTTATTGTATTGCGATAGTATGGTAGTACAAGCAGAATGTACACAGATTCTATTTTTTTGAAACTGCATATTCTTTTTTGAGTTAGGGTACTTGTTACCTTGTATAAAATCTGCCATAGTATAAGTATAGAGGAGTAAAAAATGCCTAAAAGCACAAAAAAATATACCAAAATGAAACCTGGTAAAAAGAAGAAAAAAAAGTAACGTGGCTGAATTTCGTGGCATGAAAGTGAAGTTAAATTCACCTAGTGCTATTCGTAAAGGGGAACCTGGCTATGGGCGTAAGAAGTCCAAAGTATTTGTTATGAAAAATGGCAAAGTTAAAAAGATTATGTTTGGTGACCCTAACATGGCTATAAGAAAGAATAACCCTGGAGCTAGGGCTTCTTTTCGTGCTAGACATAAATGCAGCACAGCTAAAGATAAAACAACAGCAAGATATTGGTCTTGCAAAGCTTGGTAAGGAGAAGTTATGGCAGCTAAAAAAGGTTTGTATCATAATATAAATAAAAGAAAAAAAGCTGGGACCAGTAGGTCTAAAAAGAAATCTACTATCAGTCCTAAAGCTTATGCAAATATGAAAGCTGGATTTCCTAAAAAGAAAAAAAAGAAGTAATGGCTAATCTTAAAACAGTTGCATGTCCGCACTGTGGAGATAAATTTAAACAACAACATGGCAGACAAAAGTACTGCAAACTGCAATGTACTAAAGCTGCTAACGCCAGGGCAAGAAATAAAAAGAAAAAAGAAACTACGAAGTTAGCTACATCCCCAAACAGTAGAGCTAGTCGTGGTGAACATTACATGTCTTTTGTAGAAGATTATGCAGAAGAAGTCTTAGAAGGCATCATTACACAGAAGTTTGTAGCAGAAGATATGGGCATTGACCAAAGTGTTGTTGCCAGGATGCTGCTTGCATACAGAGAAGATAAAGCAGTACATGAAGCTAGAGAAGATTGGGATGTACCAGAAGAAGCTAGAAAATCTTTAGAATCTTTTGAAGAGTTTAGAAATAGATACTTCTTAACAGAGACTGGACAACCCTACGAAACCGCTAAGTTCCATAAGAACTGGATTAAAAATATTTTAAAGTCTATTGATAAAGGTGAACAGCTTATGATTCTCTCACCTCCTCGACATGGTAAGACAGATTTACTTACACACTTTGCTGTATGGCAGATATGTAAAGCACCTAACATTAGAATTATGTGGGTAGGTGGTAACGAAGATATATCTAAGAATGCTGTAGGTTCTGTATTGGACCACTTAGAAAATAACGAACAGCTGATACAAGATTTTTGTGGACCAGGAGAAACATTTAAACCTAAAAGTAGAACTGGTAAAACTTGGAGTTCTGGACAGTTCACAGTAAAGACCAGGACAGTGACTGGTATTAAATCACCGACAATGGTGGCTGTAGGTAAAGGTGGCAAGATTCTTTCACGTGACTGTGACTTGATTATTGCTGATGACATTGAGGACCATTCCACAACAATACAACCTAGTTCAAGAGAGCAGACTAAACGATGGTGGACTACAACTCTATCATCACGTAAAGAGGAACATACAGCTATTGTTGTTATTGGTTCTAGGCAACACCCAGATGATTTATATAATTCGTTAATTGATAACGATGAATGGAAAAAGATAATTGAATCTGCACATAGTTTAGAGATACCTATTGATTCTGGACTAGATAAAGACCACAAGAAACACATGCTTTGGGCTAGCAAAAGAAGTTACAAATGGCTTATGTCACAAAGAAGGAATGCACAAACGACTGGTGGGTTAGCTATATTTGAAATGGTATATCTTAACCGACCATTCTCCGAAGGGCTGCAGATGTTTAAAGTAGAATCACTTGATGCTTCACGTGATGAGTCAAGAAGTATTGGGCATGTACCCGCTGGATGTAGATTGATAGCGGGACTTGACCCAGCAGCAACTGGATACCAGGCAGCATTCTTATGGGCATTTAATGTTGAAGAAGGCAAACTGTACATGGTAGATATAGAAAATACTAAAGGTGGCGGCATACCCCAAGCATTTAAAACAATTAAAGAGTGGTACAAGAAATATCATTGCTCACATTGGATTATTGAAGAGAATGGTTTTCAGCGTGCCATCCGACAAGATAGAGAATTAAAAGAGTGGACTGCAGCTAAAGGCATACACTTAGAAGGACACCAGACACAAAAAAATAAATTTGACCCATACTTTGGCGTAGGTTCTATGAGTGAACTTTTTGATAAGGGTAAAGTAAATTTACCTTATGGTAGTGCAGATTCGCAAAATAAGAGTAATATATATCGTAGGCAGCTTTTGTATTTTTCAAATGCTGCTAGCAAGGCAAGTAGTAAAGGATATAAGTCGGATATAGTTATGGCAAGTTGGTTCCCAATTAAGATTGTAAGAAGATTACAAAAAGAATTTGTTGCTGACATGGCGCATGAATATACACCGAGTTATGGCAATGTTGATATTAGTAATATGAACACAGCACCATGGTAAAAATATGAATGAATCAGCTTTATACGATAAGATAACACAGTTACATTATGATAACCAAGATGGTTATGCAATGCGTGGTCGTATTCGTTCAATCATGAATGGTGGACCCAATGGAATACTTGCGTTACTAGGTGACCAGCTAAAAGGTTTTGAAGATTGGCAAGTACCAATGCCTAACCTTATGAGTTCTGGTTTAGAGCATTTAGCACAGAAGATAGGAAGAATACCTAACTTAAAAATAGATGTACCTAACAATAAAGATTCAGAACGTGCAAGAAACAAAGCTGAAAAGATAGGCAGAATTATAACTGCGTACGATGATGTACAAAGATTAGATTTGCAAATGCCACAAGTTGGTAGATGGTTACCAGGTTATGGCTACGCTGTATGGGTAATCAAAGAAAAGAAAGATGCTAATGGAACCCCTTATCCAGTAGCTGAACTACGAGACCCATACAACTGTTTTCCAGGTTACTTTGGTGCAGACCAACAACCTAAAGACATGTCTATTGTTAGAAGAGTACCTAAAGATTCTTTAGCTAGAGTTTATCCAGCATATAAAGATAAAATTATGAAGGATGTCCCTAATCAAATTAATATAGGTAGTGCTTATGCTTCTCCTTATACAGATTCATACAATGGTTCTTGGGCAAACTCTAATGGACAAGGTGACTTAGTAGCTGAATATTATAATGAAGAAGGCACGTATGTATTCCACATGTCATCTAGTACAGTATTAGATTTTATACCAAACCCACTAGGAAGTGGTCCTGCTTTCGTTGTAGCAAAGAAATTTTCTTTCGACCAGCTGCAAGGACAGTACGACCAGATTATAGGTTTAATGGCATCTATGGCAAAGATTAATGTTATGAGCATTATCGCTATGGAAGATGCAGTATTTACAGAGACAAACATAACTGGAGAATTAGAATCTGGACAATACAAAAAAGGTAGATTCGCAGTCAACTACTTCTCTCCAGGAAGTCAGATTTCAAAACCAGCATCTAATATGCCTTATCAATTATTTCAACAGATAGACAGAATAGAACGACAACTTCGTGTTGGTGCTTCTTATCCTGCTACTGATGACTCACAATCTCCAGTCAGCTTTGCTACTGGTAGAGGACTTGAAGAGTTAGGTGCATCTATGTCTCTAATGATTAGAGAGTATCACACCATTATGGCTGATGCTATAGAACAGATAGATGCTAAAAGACTTGAGTGGGATGAAGTAATGTATGGTGGTATGACTAAAGAACTCTCTGGTTATAGAGATAATAAATTCTTTTCAGAAACATACGAACCAGTTAAAGACATACAAAAATCTTATAAGACACGAAGAGTGTATGGAGCTATGGCTGGATATGATGAACCACAGAAGATAGTTACAGGGCTGCAACTACTTAGTTCTGGAGTTATTGACACACAAACATTACAAGAGAACCTAGATGGTTTAGATAACCTTGTAAGAGTTAATGAGAGAATAACAAAAGAAAAGATGGATAAAGTTTTAGAAGATACGCTTATGGCACAAGCAAGTCAAGGTGACCAGAAAGCTATCATGGCTGTAGTACAGATAAGAAAAAACCCAGAGAATATGCAAAACATATTAGATAAATTTTTTACAGCTGAAGAACCAGAGATTCCGCAGGAAGAGACAGCAATGATTGAAGGTATGGGTCCAGCCACCACTGGTCCCGCACCTTCTATACAACAAGCTTTAGGAATGATGGGCAATGCTTGATTTATTTGAAGAGATTGTTTGTACCCATCTAGCAGAAGTTGATGAAGAATGTGATGA